GGCTATGCGAAGGTCAGGAAATGGGGAAGTCCACGCGCCAGCTTCACGATAGATGGCGTAAGCGGTAGATTTACCCGCCGAGAAAAACAACCCGAACTCGTGGTTTGTTGAGACATCGTAGATGTTTGTAACGCCAAAGGTCTGTATCTCGTTAAGAACCGATGTGCTGGCAGGGTTTATGTAATAACCCGTGTTGTCGCTATCATAGAAAATTGGTGCGCGTAGTGAGCCGCCGCCTTGCGCGTAATCCCCCGCGATTGTCAGAGACAGCGTGTTGCCGCTATAGAAGCTAAATGTGCCAGCCGAAGACCCACTCGACTGGAACTGCACGTTGGTGGCGCTGACGCTAGGTGTAGGTGCACCGTCATAACCAGTCCTAATCCATAGGCTTTGCGTGCCGGTAGTGCTGAGTAGTTGGATACCCGCTGCGCCATTTTGGTTAACCCTAAAATCACCAAGAACATTCGAGCCAGCGGTAGGGTCTACGTAATAGCCAGTGTTGTTAATGTCGTAGTAGACAGGAGCCTGAATACCGCCGCCATTTATGAGCGCCATCGTGCTGGACGAGGCGTTGCGGAAGTAGTGGACGTTGCCGTTGTAGTAGTTATTCGGGTCGCCACTCCCACCAAGCCACAACTTGGTCACCCCGTCTACGTCGCAGAACTCCGTCCACGTAGAGCCGTTAAGTTTAACAGCCACTTGACCAGACGAATGTTGAAGTGTTGTGCCGCGAATAACATTCAGCACTGATGTGCTGTTAGGGTCAACGAAGAACGCAGTGTTCTCGCGGTCGTAAAAAATGTTCCCGTAGACGTCTCCCGCCCTGAAGGTAGTAAACCCAGAGCAGTCGCCGTTCATCACATTTAATATGTTGTCACTGCCAAGGGCAAGCTGCATTGCCACCCGTCCGCCCCAATGGAACGCCAAACGCGGCGCATTGTTGAAAGAGGTGGTGAGTACGCCGCCGAATGAGCGTTCGCGTATCTCAAGGGCGGCATAATTGTATGCGGAGCTGTCTATAGTGCTTGTAATCTCCAAATTAGCAAGCGTCGAGCCAGTTGTCGGGTCGAGGTAATATCCAGTATTATCGCTGTCGTAATAAGTGCTACCGTAAACTGTTTTGCCGCTAGAGGAACCACCGTTCCGCCCGTAGACCATAGGCGTCAACCAGCCCGAATAGTTGTCGTTGTTCCACTGCGTTTTGTAGGCAATGTCTCCGGTGTGCGCAGCGTAGAACTGGTAGCTGTGGTTCTCCGTGCGCCAGCTCATAACCGCGCCGTAGTCATACAACCCAGTGGGGGCGTTGGTCAGTGACGTAACGGGGCTGCACTGCATAACAGTCATTTGACCGAAGGTATTTGTCAACGACTGTAAGTCAGCCACGGCGTTAACCGTAGTCATCGAACCAACAAAATAGTTGTCGTTGCGAGCGGCTATGACCAACCGGTTAAGGTTCGAATTGCTGGCAGGGTCAACAAAGTAAGCAGTGTTACCACTGTCGTAATATATTGGTGCGGAAACCTGCGTTTCTACCAACAGTCCGTTGGTCGCTACCGCCGTCAAAGCAAGGCTACTACCAATGCTTGTCGCGCCGTTGATGTGCAGCTTTTTATTGGCAACGAACGACCCACCGCCGCCGATGGCAAACGTAGATGTCGAACCGTTGTACCACATGTTATCGCTACCACTGACGTCCGTCCACTGGATACCGGCCCATGAAGTGCCATTGCCGTTCAGGTATAACTGCGCGTCACCGCTAGTTTGGATAGTCAGAGTGCCAGTAAGCGTGCCGCCAGTGAGCGGGAGGTAGTTGCCGGGCGTGAAGTTGCCAGCGTTCCAGATAGAGTAGTAGCTACCACCGACTTGTATGTACGCCTCGTTGACGCCGCCGGTACCGAGGATCGTTTGGCCCGAACCGCCACCACGGATGAACTTGGTGCTGTCGCCTAAGTTGATCTGGTTGAAGTTAGACGTACCGGCCATATCGGCGTAGAACGCAGTGTTGTTGCTGTCGTAGAAGATCGGCGCACGCATGCTGCCTATCGCGGTAAGATCGCCCGCTGTGTTTAGCACGCCCAACTGGTTGACGCCGTTGTACCAGTAGTGCGTACCGGCTTGATAATATAAGTTCTGCCACGCAACGGACGGTGCAAGGGCGCTAATATACCCCCCAGCGGCAGTCATACCGATAGCTACAGCCGCACCCGTAGAAGAACCTGCCGCACCGAACAGCGATGTGGTAGCATCCCAGCTATTAACATTGCCCGGAACACTAACGTATGAGCCGCTCGCACCAGTGTTGGAGCTAAACTTGCCCGCTGGCGTACTTGTTCCAAGCCCCAAGTTGCCACCCGTTGTGAGCCGCATATACTCGGTATTAGCGCCGCCAACATCTAAGTTCCACGTCAAGGCGTTGCTGTTGTTGGCCGTGGACCCCATGCCCATGCGCCAGCTATTGCCGGAAGCGTTGAGCACCAGACCCGCACGTGAGGAGGAGCCAGCGTTGTCGTTGCGTATCCAAGCGTCAAGATTAGCGTTCGTGTTGCCTTGGATCGTAAGTCGGCCAAGAGCGGTAGTGGTACCAATCATGGCGTTGGTGCCGTCGTCGTAAATAACCGACGCGCTGACAGCCGACGTGCCGTTACCCTTGAGGACGTAGCCAGAGGACAGCGTCGTGGCTCCTGTGCCGCCGTTGGCGACGTTCAGCGTGCCTGCGAGCGTGATCGTCCCGCTGCTCGTAACTGGACCACCAGACGTTGTCAGGCCGGTCGTGCCGCCGCTGACGTCGATACTCGTCACGGTGCCTGCGCCGCTCGTGGGCGACGAGATCGTGAAGTTCGGGTACGTGCCGGTCACGGTCGTAGCGCCGGAGCCTGTCAGGCTGACAACCTGATCGGGAGCGGTGTTGGTGACGGTGATGGAGCCGGACGCCGTGATTGGGCCGCCAGAGACGCTGACGCCTGTGCCTGCCGTCAAGTTGACGGAGGTGACGGTGCCTGTGTTCGACGTGAAGCCAGACGGGTTGCTCGCGGGATACGCTCCGAGGTTCGTCAGGGCCGTTGCTGCGCTCGTCGCGCCTGTACCGCCATTGGCGATGGCAAGAGCGCCAGACGTGATCTGGGAGGCCGCTATGGCAATGGAAGACGCCGAGGCCGACGTGATCTGCCCCTGCGCGTTAACCGCGATGACAGGCACGGACGACGCGCTGCCGTAGGTCGATGCGCTTACGCCTGTGTTCGTGATGCTGAAGGTCGTGCCTGTCAGCGACAGGCCCGTGCCCGCCGAGTACAGAACCGGCGCGGCGAACTGCGAGAAGACAATCGCCGTCGTGCCGACAGTGATCGGCAGTGGTGTCTGTTGTACCCACGACGTGTTGGCCAACGTCGATCCCGCCGTAACGAGGAAGAAGTCGCCCGCGTCGATCTGGTCAACACCTGAGCCTGAGCTGTCGAAGTCCGTCGCACGTGTGAGGATGTACGGTGTTGAGCCGTCGCCGACCTGCGTTACGGTGTAGACGCCGTTGTTGGCCTGCGTTGCCTCGTTCTTGACCAAGATGCGGTTGCCCACCACCGCAGCCACGCCATCGACCGTAAGCGCGCCGTTGGCATTGGCCGTGAGCGTCGCGCCGACGCCGCTGGTGCCGTTGTTGTACGTGTTCGCAGGCAAAGCCGCAGCCGTCGCCAAGCGCACGGACTGGTGGAAGTTGATGCCCGACGCGATGCTGTCGGCGTACGCCTTGTTGACGATGTCGGTGCCGTTGACTGGCGACGTGCTGATCGTGCCTGTGGTGAGCGCAATCGACGTGATGTCTGTGTTGGCCCCAGAGGCCGCAGCACCGAGGTTCGTGCGCGCCGTGGCAGCTACGCTCGCGCCTGTGCCGCCGTTGGCCACGGCGACGATGCCGGTGACATTTGAAGCCGTGCCGGTCGTATTCTGGTTGAGCGTCGGGATGTCCGCCGCAACGATAGCGCGGAACGTCGGAACGCCTGCCGATCCGTTTGGTGCCGCGAGGACCGTGTTGGCCGTCTGCGACGCAAAGTTGGACGGGAGGACGGCGAGCGTCCCACCGAGTGTCAGCGAGCCTGCGGACGTCACTGTGCCGCTCAGGCTCAGGCCGCTGACGGTGCCGGTGCCTGAGACTGACGTCACCGTACCTACGTTTGATGTGAAGCCCGAAGGGTTGCTTGCGGGATACGCACCTAAGTTCGTTAGAGCAGCGACTGCATCCGTCGCGCCAGTGCCGCCATTGGCCACAGCGAGTGTGCCGTTGAGGGTCAGTGTGCCCGCCGACGTAACTGGGCCGCCGGTGAATGACATGCCTGTCGTGCCGCCACTGGCGTTGACGCTGGTCACGGTGCCTGCCGTGCTGTCGTTCGATGTGATTGTGAAGCTCGGATACGCGCCGGTGACGGTCGTCGTTCCTGCGCCTGTTAAGCTGACAACCTGATCTGGCGCAGTGTTGGTGACCGTGAACGACGGGTAGCTGCCAGTGACCGAGATCGCGGTGCCGCCTGTCAGCGCCACGACCTGATCGGGTGCAGCGTTGACCAGAGAGCTGCCTGAGAGTGTCAGGCCGTTGCCGACGGAGATTTCCTCCGCCGCGCCGACTGATGCCGTAATGCGGCCCAGAAGCCGCGCAGAGGCCAGAGTGAGGCCGCTGGCGGTGTACGCACCCGGCTCGACGTAATCGATGCCTGCGGTGGCCGCAGACAGCTCTGTGCCGTTGCCTTTAAGCAATCCGCTCACGGTCGTCGAGAGCGTGATAATCGGCGACAGTGTCGGACTGACGACGGTGCCCGCGAAGCCATTTGCGGTCGCCACAGCGACGCTGATCACGGTGCCCGCGCCAACTTCCGTCCAGAAGGGTACGCCGCCGGGGCCGCCAGAACGCAGAACCTGCCCAACGCTTCCGGCGGTGGTCAGATACATCTTGTCGTTGCTGGAATAGACGATGGCACCGGCAACAGGAGACAGACTGTTGCCAGTGCCGCCACGGGACAAGGGGAGCACGCCTTGCGTTTCCGTGGTGTCGCTCAAGTCCACAGCAGGGTGGACGTGATCTCCACGCGCGGCAACAGTCGAGACACCGGATGATCCGGGACCGAGAGGCTCAGGCGTTGTAGATGAAAAGTTTACAGCAAAGGAACGGTTGGCGGAAAGGTCTCCGCCGCCCGTCAGACCCGCGCCAGCCGAGATTGTGCGGCTGGTGGGAACGTAATTCGTAAGAACGATAGGCGTGTCTGTGACGCCTGTCACGCGACCCTGCGCGTTAACCGTGAAGACTGGGATGCTGTCGGCTGTGCCGTAAGTGCCAGCCGTGACGCCGGTGACGCTCAGGCGGCTGTCGTCAACGCCGCCCGGCAAGATGTAGAGCGTGCGGTTGGCGGACAGATCGCCGCCGCCACCCAGACCGCTGCCTGTGTTGATTTCACGCGAGGACGGCACCGCGCCGACGGCAGCGATGTTCGCGAACTGAACCTTATAGGAGCGTCCGTCGATGATATACGGCAGGTAGCCGAGTGTGCTCGATCCCAGATACTCAGGGAGGCCGGTAACGCGGGTGGGGATGAGATTTGTAGGGACGTTGCTCAAAACTCGTCATCCTCGAAAAAGATTAGATAATCATCGCTATCCTCGGTGATGAGGAACTGCTCGCTGTTTTGTGTGATGAAGCCCGCCGGATTTGTCGCGAGGGGCACATCGGGACGCAAGAATGGTAACAGAATGTTGTCCGGTTGGCGAGCGGGAAGACGATACGGATCGTACTGATCGCGATCTTTTTCGCAGACCAGCAAGCCCGGCGAGTTCGGGTCGGGCAGCAACTGATCCAGCGGCATCTTGATGGAGCAGCGCCCACAGATGCCGATTGCCAGCGTCGTATTGCCGCGTGTGTTGAGAAAACGGGGCATCAGCCGTCCAGCGCTACGTCTGGGCGCGGAAAGCGCAGTGTGATGTCCTCTGGCTGCCGCGCAGGCTCGCGCCACGGGTCGAAATCGTCCACGTCGTCGATGCAGACCTTCAGCGTCGGGATATTCCGGTCGCTGTACAGGTCATCAATGGGAAATTTACGCTTGCAGCGGTCGCAAATGCCGATGCCGAGGTGATTTCGCCCAATGGTGTTGATGTAGCCCTCAACAGCCATGATTTTACCTCGTGTACGGCGAAATGTTGGGGGCGATCATCATCGGGCTGTTGTCGCGCTCTTCCATCTGCGCGATATTCAGCGAAATTGCCGCTTTTTGGTCCAAAATCGGGATCAAATTGACGTCAACTTCAACCAATTCAAGCGCCATTTTGGCCGCCAGACCCGAAACGATGGCTTCAAGCCAGCGCTGGGGCACTTCAACGTCCTGCGTCATGGTGCCGACGTCCATAATGTAGCGCTGACGCCACACAACGATCTGACAGACGGTCGCGGCCAGATTTGGCACCGGCCACATGTGCATAATTGGGTTGTTAACCTGACGGTCGAACCAGTATTGCAGCGGGCGGTTCGACTGAAACGCCTTATTCGGCAGATTTGTGTAGTCGTCGCGGTTCATGCGCGCCAACGGGATTTCGGTCGGCGTGTTGGCCAGATAAATTTGGCTGAAACCGAGCGTTCCTGACGTCGCACGGATGCGGAAATACCGCGCAGCCACGCTGCTGTCCATGTCGTACCACGTCCACTCACCCGCAGAGGCCGTTGGCGTCTCGGTTTGGAACTCATCCCAGATTACGCCGTCGTCTGAGCGCTCGAACACGATAGGCACGGCGGCGGCAGACCAGAGAATGCCGACGTTGGCCACGAAAATGGCGTCGGTGAAGTCAACTTCGCGGTACGTTGGGTCGTCGTAATTGATGCCGGTCACTTGCTGGAGCCAGCGGAAGTTGCTGTTCAGGATGTCAACGGTTCCGTCGAGCATCGTGATGTCGCCCACGCCGTCGTACAGCGGGTAAATCTGCTTCTCGATGCACCACAGCGGCGCGCCTTGGTTGGCCAAGTCGGAGAGAAACAAGTATAGCTGGTCGTTGGCTATGTCGATGTGTTCGGCGGTGATCTGTTGTGCCGTCAGTTTACAGCGACGGATCGCGTTGTCGATGACGCGCCGTGTGTTGAAATTCGTTTGTGAAACCGTGTTAGAAAAAGCCATGTGGGTGTGCTCGCAATGTTATCGCAGCAGCAAGCCGATGACAGCAAGCACCTCTGGCGTTGGTGGTATAGCGCAAAAACTGCCCACCATCAAGGCAGGCAGTTCATTTGCGTTATATTAGCACTTGCCCTTTGGCATCGCGGTCAGACCGCCCTTGCTACGGCGGATCATCGGACGGTCGCTGTGGGCGGGTACGGCCTTCTTCGCTGCCGCCTTTAGCGCCTGCGCTTCACGGGCAGACATAGCGCCCAATCCGCGTGTACCAGCGGCACGGGCAGCGGCACCAGCCAAAGCACCAGCGGCAGCGCCAGCCATAGCACCACCCTTTACTACGGGCTTCTTCTTGGCGGGGTCTACGCCGCCCGGTGTCATGCCGAGTTCTGCGTTCGTCATGCGGCGACCGCTGTCGTCGGTTGGGCGGGTCGAAATGCCCTCGACGGGTGGCTTGCGACCCTCCATACGGCGGCCTTCTGCCGCTACCTCGGCCCACGTCGCGCGCTTGCCGCGCTCGTTGAACACGCCGCCGCCGCCAGCTTTCTTAACTGGGCCGCCGCACATGTACTTAGTTTTGGTGCTGTTCTTAAAACCGTCCATTTTACTTACCTTTCTTGCGGGCCGCAGCCATATTATCGACTAAATTCGGGTAGGGTCGTCCAGCCGCCTTGGCGCGGGCCTTGGCCGCTTTCTTGCGCTTGACCGACAAGTCTTTCGGCTTGCCAAGGTCTTTCGGACGCTTCTTGTCCCAGACAGGTTTAACTGCAAAATCGCTCATGTCAGCAATCCCATTTACGAAGTGATAGTGCCTTGCGTGTCGGGCGACCCTTGTCGTCCTTCATCGGCCCCGGCATCCCTGTCATTCTTGCGCAAAATGACTTGCGACGCGCGGCTGCCTTTGGTGATTTCTTCGCCTGCTTGGCGCTGACGGGTGGCTTGATGTCGTGACCCTGCGCCTTCAGCGATGCGCGACCCTTGGCGTTGAGACCGCCTTCAGGGTTCTTGCCTTCCTTGCGGGTCCATGCGCCGCCTTCAGCCATAGCGAGACCGCCCTTGGCAAACGCCCGTGGCTGTGCTGGCACTGGGGCTTGCGGCTTAACGCCGAGCTGGCCCTGCTGCATAGGCTGCTGCATCGGCATCTGGCCTTGCTGCATTGGCTGCGGCATAGGTTGCAGGGGCTGTTGCTGCATGGGCTGCTGTCCGCGCTTGGCCACGCCCAGCGCGTCGTCTATGTGGTTCTTGGCCTTAAACAGCCGGAGGTCGAAGGCGTTGTCCACCATCAATCCGCGTAAGACTTAACCATCTCAAGGATGATCGTGTACGTATCGCCGGTGCTCGCGTCGCGTGTGGAGAACAAAACGTCGCCGTTCTTGCCTGCGCCCGCGTTGTTCCAGAGGCCGCCGAACTGCGTCAGGTCCATCGAGTACATATTGTTTTGCGGGATCGACGCAATCAAGACGTCCGTGGTGGCGTCCCAGTACATATCGACTTCCATGCCGTGCGTCATGGCGTGAACCTTAGTGATCGTCACGCCGTCGCAAGCCTTGTCGAAGGAGCTGGGGCTGAGAGCCGAAGCATCCACCTTGGTCACCTTGGTCTCGCCGGTGCCGTCGGAGATGTTCGTAAATTTCATGATGGCAGTACGCTCGCCATCGAACAGGATTTGTGTTGCTACTGCATCTGCCATCTTTGTGTTCCTTGCTAATCAGGGGCCACCCGAAGGCGACCCCCTCTTATAGCATAAGACTAATGCTTAGTCATCAGCCGTTGTTTGCACGTACAGCATGGTCACGCGGACCTGACCAGTGGTTGGCTGGCCTACTGAAGTTACAGTTGCAACAACTGTGCGGTTCGTGCCGACGTTATCCATCGCAGCAAGCTGCGCAGCGCTGAAGGCATTCGGACGGCGAGCTGCCGTCTTTACGCTCACGGCGCTCAGGTACTGGGTGCCGCCAGAAGCGGTACCAGCCGAAAGCGTCGCGGACGTTGCGCTGTCGTACGCAGTCAGTACGTCAACGTAGAAGTCAACAATCTGCGAAGACGCAGGGATGTTGAACGTCGCGTTTTGTACCAACGTGGCGTCGAAGTCGATCAGCGCGGTTTGGCTAAGAGTGACGAAGCCGAGGTTCGGTCCGCCGCTTTCGCCTGCGTTGCGGTCGCCAGAGGCGAGTGGTCCGCTCCAAGTAGTCTGTGACATTTAGTTTCTCCTTTAGAGAAGGGAGGGGAGCCGAAGCTCCCCAACCCAATTAGATGCCAGCCGTACCGTATACGCCACGTGGATCGGTCCAACCGAACGCATAACGCTCGGTAGCCTTGTAGCGCATGCTGTCGGTTTCGAAGTCACCTTCCATGCTCTTCTCAAGACCACGACGCATAGCGAGCTTCAAGCCTTCTGGCGCATCAGTCTGTACCCACCATGCGGTGGTCGAGGTGATACGCGAAAGGTTGGCTTGGCCTTCGCTCAAAAGTCCCATGGAATTCACGGGGTTCACGTCGTTGTTCGCGGTGCCTGCACGCAGTGCGGACTTCAACAATACCTCAGCTTGGAACACGTTCGAAGGACCGGAAACGATCTTCTTAGGTGTCAAACGAATACGCTTGCCGTTGTTGTCTACGGCGTTGCGGATTTGGATGAGGATTTGCTCAAGCGAAGTCTGCGACAAGTTGGCTGCCGTCGTAAGCTGGTTCGAGAACGTACCAGTTGCGATTGGGTGAGCCGTGTTGACCAGTGATACGCCGTCGCCGCCTGCATACGCGCTGTTGAAGGCGCGGTTCAGGATGTTGGCACCAAGGG